CGCCTCCAATACTTCGATCGCTGTTAAAATATCTTCTGCATCAACCCATTCACTCATTGGTATTTGAGTAGCAATTGCTAACTCAACCAATAATCTGCTTAGGCTTCCTGCTGGGTGGCTTTTGGGTCTGCATCACCGACAATGACATCGCTGACTGTTTCCATCCAAGCCTCAAATGGTTTAACTGGTTTTCCAGCAGCTTCGCGCTTGTGAGCGTTGTATGCTAAAAACATCAAGTCCCACATTCCAAGTTTTTCTTTTGCTTGGCTTATGGTGTTGCCAGTTGATTTCTCCCACTTAGCCCACTCAGGCGGTTGGGCAATATATGTTGCTTGCTCGCCTGAGTTATATTCAATTGTAATTGGTAACTTCATTTTTTTGCTCCCGTTTTTTTCTTATAGTGATTCTGTTACTGCGCCCTTAGATACTTTGAAAGTATATGTTGCAGTTTGTGCATCTGGTGCTGTTCCGCCAACTGGTTGTGGATATGCTGGTAGGCAGTCAAATGCAAAAGTGTGTCCAGATGTTACTGTCATTGTAATTGTAAAAGTTGAATCTGGTGTGTTGTCTGCTGCTGCCCATAAAGCCTCGCATACTGAGTTTGTCTTGCCCCAGTCTGCTAAAAGTTCCATAGTAAATTCAGCTTCAACATTTGTTGTCTTGTAAGCCTCTCCATCAAGGGTTTGATAGGTTTGGCGATCTATTGTTTTTGTTAAAGTCGCTGATAATGCTTGTGCATCAATGTCTGTTCCAAGTGATCCTGAAAAAGACAAATTAATATCACGACCAGTAATAACTTGGGTTGCCATGATTGCTCCTTATATTGTTCTTGTGTAGTAGGTAGAAACTCGAACATCTGCAATGAGCAGCGTTGATGCTCCAACTGTTGTGACTGTTGGTCTTTCGACCGAACTGACAATGTATCCATTTGGAATTACTGCCAGAACACTTATGATTAACTGCTCGATATTGTCGAGCGATGCTGGATTGCTGTTATATGCAACTGCAACTGTAATGGTCATATTGACCTTTGCGCGAATGTTTGATTTGCTTATTGTTTCAAATTCAAGATACAACGAATCTGGAACGCACACGATTGCTGGTGGGATTATAGACTCTGGAACGAAGGCGTAAACATTTCCTGCAACGCTAGATAAAGCAGTTGCTAATGGCGTGCGAATTTGTTCAAGGATTGTTTGGTTAGCCACTATTGAGCCATGCTTTCGGTGTCAATATATGAGCCAAGCAAACCAACGCATTTGTTAAATAATGATCGACCCATTCTAAATGGTGTTGAAGTAAAATCTACTCCTTCGATTTGTCCTCCGCCTGCAAGTCTTGCTTGGAATACTTCGACTGAAACTGTATAGACGGCTGATTGAACAGCTGCATTTCCAACATAAGTTGATCCGCCAGAAAGGGCAGCAACTCCGGATGGGATGACATTAGCCTCGAGTAGATCGGCATTAGTGATCGATTGTGAAAAGGTATATTGGCCAAGATTATCTGCCAACACAGCTCTTGTTCCGTTGTAAGGTGTTCCGCATCCTGTGATGACGACTGATTGTCCTTCGGTGAATTCATGAATCCCTAGTGTAGTGAAAGTGGCGACATTGGTTGTCAGTTCTACTTTTTGAATTGGGCTTTTGAATGTAACTAGCATAGGCAGAATAACAGTTTCTGCGGTGTCAATAATTTGATTTAAATAAGTGTCATCATAAAGAGAAGAAGATACGCCAAGCACACTTCTTAACTGACTGGCAGTAATAATTGTAGGCAAAGCGCACCTTCCTCTCTAAACTCCCATTTATAGCTGCCTACCAGCGGGAGCACCAGTAGGCATTAAGGGCTTACTTAGTTCTTGTTGAACCAAACTGCGCCACCAGCAATTTTAACTGCAAGTGCGCCGTAGCCATAGTAAGCAACAGATACTTGACCAGTTGCTGTAATGTCTGAACGAAGTTGTAAGCGTGGGCTCTCATACCATGTGAATGCATCTGGATTTACTACGATCATTGACTGATCTCCAGTTGTGTATCCATCAAGTGAGCGAGAAACATAAAGATCCAAGCCAGCAACATTTCCACGAAGTGATTGTGGTCCAACTGCGCCACCTGCATTTTGTGGTTGTGATGCGTTGTAGATTGGGCGACCTGTGTCGTTGTAACCCATGATGTTACCCCATTGTGTGCTATTAACAATTAAGTTACGAGCAAATCCAAGTGAGCCAGAATAAACTGATGCAGCAGCAGCTGACACATAAGATAGAAGTCCAGTTGAAGTGTTATCAACAGCAGTAGTTGCTAATGCGCAAGATGATCCAAGAACTCCTGCTACATAAGCATCAGTTGTTTTTGCATAAGCATATTCCATTTGACGAACTAATTCATCAAAGAATGCTGGAGATGAACGATCAAGAAGTTCAACTGAGAATGTTTGTCCGCCAGCAAATTTCTTAACATCAACTGAAACAAATGAAGCTGCTTGATCGGTTGTATCGATTGCTGCTCCCTCTGCCTCAAGTGTTACTGTTGGAGCAGTTGTGATCTTAGGAATTTCAAATGTCATTCCTGATGCTGGTAGAACTCCGCGAGATAGAGCATCAATTAAACCACGATCAGCATTTGAAATGCCATTGATGATTTCAGTTGATTGTGGAGTTGGGATTAAACCAGAATTGTTGCTGGTTGTGTCAGCAGCCATTACATACTGACGGCTTTCTTCTGAACCTAATGCAGCACGAACTGAATGCTCCAAGTAAGTTGCTTTTGAATTGATTGGTGAGCGTGGTTTTGTGTAAGCAACTGATTGAGTTGCTACGACTACCACAGGCTCAGACTTTGCAGCTTCTACCGCTTCGGTTGCGATAGGAGCATCTGAAGTTGTATCAGACACTTTGTCCTCCTGTGTTGTTGTATCCTCAGCGGTTGCTTCGGAATTCTCTGTTGGTGTTTCTGTTGCAACTACGCGTTCAACGCGAGCTGATGCAATTGCTGGATCTGCGACAAGGCTGACCTCAGATAATGAACTTTTTGAAATAACCATTGCGCCATCTTTGTTATCCCATGTATCAACCATTACTCCGACAGAAAATCCATCGCGTAATCCAGTTGCTGCCTCCTCTAAAGCATCATCAGCTGCAAAAGTCTTTGCTAGTTTGAATGTGCCTTCTAAACCTTGATCATTGGCAGTTATATCAATCAGTTTTCCAAGTGGGCGAGTTTTGTCATGTTCTAATAACAATTTGACAGGCTTTGAGAAATCAATGCTGTCTTTGCTAAAAATTGTTTTTCCTGCTGATGTGTTTCCTGCTTCGTTCCAACTCACGATAGTTCCAGAGATAGTTCTCTTATTTGTATCGGCAGCGGTTATTGTTATTGGGAAGTTAATCTTCATCGGATTAAGTCCTCCTCCTCTTGGATTTGTTCGATGCTCATCGCACCGATGCGGTTTAGGATTTCATAAACTTGCGCACGCTCTAATGCTGAACCACGCAAGAAGTCATCAATGTCAAAACGAACTTCAACGCCATTCGGCACAAAATCAGCAGCTGACAGTCTTTGCTCAATAGGCGTAACTACATTTCTTAAGCTGAAATCAATAAGGGCTTTTCTTTCAGCAGTCATGTTTGAATAAGTCATTGAAGTAGTTTCAGCAGATAAGAATGATGCTGGAATACCAACAGCCCGGGCAATTTCCAAAGCAAGATATTGGCGTGCTTCATTTAATTGCAATTTTTGCGGATCAAAACCCAATGCAGTCAATTCAACATCAGCATTTAAGAATGCAGTTGCTCTTGTGTTTCTCGCAACTTTCCAACTTTCAAGAAGTTTAGAAATACGCTCTGGAGTAAGATTTGTTCCATTAGATTTTAACACCATTGTTGGAACTGGCTCTTTAGCGTATAACTCAGCAGCCTTTTCTAATTCTTGAGCTGCTCGGATTGTGCGACCTGCGCGATTTAATACGCCTTCATCTAATCCGCTAAACACAACTAAAGATCCAATGCCAGTTGCTGGAACATGCATCCCATCAACCATGTATGAAGTAATTTCGGTTTGATTTGCATTTAAGTTATATGTAACACGAT